GAGTCGTCGGCAGCGTCAGATGTGTATAAGAGACAGCTGCTAACATGATTAAAGATATACTTAATAAAACAATCTTTTTCATTTTTTAATCACTCCTAAATTTTGTTATTATTTTTATCAACAAACCTCATAATGGGTTTTAAGTCAGTGTCCCTACACGAGATTTTTTACGCAAAATTAATTCTTTGTAGCTTATTAAACAAAAGAGTTCTTATGCACTCTTCATAACGTGCATCAATGTCAGCATCTTCGATGAAGCGCATATAGTTAACTTGTTCAACAGTCAAACCAGTCTTAGACATATAATCATCTAATAGGTTGTCTATCATGAACACATCAGCTTCATGCTCCATTTTAGAATGTAACGAAAAAGCTAAATTGTATAATTGGTAGTTATGTTGATGCTCGCTAGCGTGACCTAATTCATGAAGAAGGGTTTTTCTTTTATTCCATTCATCTAAAGAACCTTTTAAAACGATGGTATTTATCGATGCAATATAATGGCCGTCTGCATCTAAATCCTCTTTTTCTAGGATAATTACATCTAACTCTTTAACAATCATTTCAATTTGTTTCCTCAACAACAACACCTACTTATTTTTCTTCTCCAAATACGCTTCAATAATGCCTGACAAAATTTCTCTATCATTTTCAGTCAGCGGTTTTCCGTCACTACTCATAACAGATGATAAAGCTTCTTCGACTGTTAGTTGATTTTTGTCGACTGGATTGGGGTTTTCAGTTCTACCAAGTAAATAGTCTACAGATACATTAAAATAGTCAGCTAATTCTTTTAATTTTTCAGCCGATGGCTGTTTGCCACTTTTTAGACTATAGAAATAGTTTTCACTATATCCTAAATCTAATGTTACTTGTTTCATAGTTTTTGATCGATTTTTTGCAAGTGTTTTGACACGTTCAAATACTGTCATATCAGCATTCTCCTTAAATTCTTACAAAAAAACAATAAAAAAGTGTGGTTTTTTATTTACAAATACAACACTATAGTGTATATTGTTCTTGTAAGTTAATTGGATAGAAAAAAGCAAACTAAAAACACACCTTATAGCATTAAGTTTGGCGACCGAGTGCATAATAAAGGCTTTGTTATAGGCTTATTTCGTATGTCTATATACTACACTATAGTGTAGTGTTCAGTCAACAATTTTATACAATTCTATCTAATTAACTTACTAACTATTAAAAGGAGGGATAAATAATATGCCAGACACAACGACAGGAAGAACTAAAATTCGTGAATACTTTGATAAAAAAGGAATTTCTTTAGTTACTGTAGCAACATACTTCAATATTCCAAAACAAGACTTGAATGATTATCTTTCTGGGAAAAATCAAAGTAAAAAGGCTCATGAAACGCTAACGGCAATTATTGAATATTACAAAATTAGATAGGAGAAGGGAGTATGACAAATTTAGCATTATTAAACCTTGACGATTTAAGGCTGCTTTTAGCGGAAAAAAGTATTCCTAACGAGATTTGGAATTCTAAACAAGCAGCAATTTTTTTGACTACTAGCGTCCCTACGCTTTTGAAAGAAGTTGAGCTGGGCAATATTCCTGGTGTACGAATCGGAAAAGATTGGAAATTTAGTTCTTTAGCACTTTATGAATATGTTGCTAGAAAGGAAGGAAAACAAAATGAACAATTTAGTAATAATGAAAAATCTGCAAGCAGTAACAAGTAGTCTGCAAGTTGCTGAAGTATTCGATAAGCAACACAAAGATGTATTAGAGGCAATTGATACGAAAATTCAATCGGCGGAAAATTCCGCTCATTACCAAATCATGTTTGCTGAGGGAGAATACAAAGATTCAAGAGGTAGAAAGCAAAGATTGTATTACATGAATCGTGATGGCTTTTCTTTTATTGCATTTGGATTCACAGGCAAAAAAGCAGATACATTCAAACTGAAATATATTGAAGCTTTTAATCTAATGGAAAAAGAAATTCAACAGCCTAAACTTCCAACTTCGCAAAGAGAATTGGCGATACTTGCTTTATCAGCAAATGAAGAAACAAATGAGCGTGTAGATGTAATAGAAAAAGAAGTAGCCGACTTAAAAGACAATCAAAAAATCGGTGCAGATGATTATGGCTACTTATCACGTCGAGTTCATCAACGAGTAGCAGAAGTTGCAAAAGGATTTGGGAAAATCACAAAGGAACAGCGTGGAAAGTTATACAAAGATATTAATTCAGGTATTAAGCAAATTACAGGCGTGGGTACCCGATCACAATTAAGAGAAAAACATTATCCAATGGTAATTGAATATATCAATGACTGGGAGCCGTCCACAGCTACAAAAACAGTTGTAAGACAAATGAGTTTAGACTTAAACGACATAGCGTAGGGAGAATATTATGGCTTATACAACTGAACAAGAAAGCTGGATACTCAACCAAATCAAAAAAGAGCGTAAACAGCTACAAGATGATAGGGCAGCGCTTAGACAATCAGAACAACTGACCGAAGGAAAAGCATATCAAATTGAAAAAGATATCGAATTTTTAAGATACTTAGAGATTCAAAATAGAATGCATATTTAAGGAGAAATGAAATGAGAAAAATTTATAACTTAAGAAGAATTGCAGTGTTGCTAATCGTTTTCGGATTGGGGTTGATAGTAGGTGGAAATTTTAATCCGATTATCCAAAATGTATATATCGGCTTATTCATCATTTGGACACTGTATTATGATCTGGCACTTGAAGATAGAGAGGTTAAGAAATGACAAGAAAAGAAAAACTAGAGCAAACGAAAAAACTTGCTGATTTATGGTACCAGCAACAAAAGGGGCGGATATATATTGCTCAACAAAAAAAGAGAAGAGGTATTTGAATGCCAAAATTATATGATTTTAAAAAAGCTAAAGAGCTAATAGATATCGAAGTGGATAATGCAGATGTTGATAAAGTATTTTTAGGAACTCTCTCAGATTACTATTGGACTGCCGAAACTGTTTGGGAAAAAGGCAAATATATTATTGACTTGGGAAAAGTAAAGACTATTGCTGGGATTCCAGGAAGTGATTGGGATACTCCAATTATCAATATTTATTATTCTGATGGAAAAGAGAAGAAATTCGAATGTTTCAAAGAGGTAACAAGCGATGAATTTGCAGATTTTTGTCGGAAGTTATAAAAAATGCCCAATCGTCTGCCAACGATTAAGGCACATACAAAAATTATACAAGAAAAATTATATCACAGAAATGAGGTCTTGTGAATGAATCGTAGTGAAGCAGATGCGCTAGATCAATTTTTAACAGAGCCGTCAGAAGAATTACAGAGAATCGAACCAGAATGGGAATATGACGAGGAGGAAGATATCCGTGGCAACACTTTATGAACTTAGCAACGATTATTTAAAAGTTTTGTCATTAGCTGAAGAGCTTGATGATGGAACATTAAAAGATAGGTTAGATAGTATTAGCGATTCAATCGATTTAAAAGTAGAAAACACAGCAAAAGTAGTTAAAGAACTTGAAAGCAACATATCTATTGTTGAAAAAGAAATCAAACGGCTACAGTCACGAAAAACAACGCTTTCTAACAATGTAAAGAACCTAAAAGGATATCTGCAAGATGAAATGGAAAAGGTAGGCAAAACGAAAATCAAGGGAGAATTATTCAATGTAGGAATTCAAAACAATCCAGTTTCCGTGAATATTATAGACGAAAAATTAATTCCTATTGGCTTTTTAATTCCTCAACCTCCCAAAGTTGATAAAACAGCTTTGAAAGAAGAACTGAAACATGGGGAAATCAAAGGTGCAGAATTAGTTCAAACTAAGAGTTTGAGAATTAGATAGGAGGTTTCAATATGGAAATAAAAAAGGCTAAACGCGAAAAAATAAAAGTTCCTATCATGATAACTGGCGCAAGTGGTAGTGGAAAAACAGTAAGTGCGTTGTTTATTGCTAAAGGAATTATTGAAAAAATGCATTCAGACTTATCAGAACAAGAACAATGGGAAAAAATAGGTGTCATTGACACTGAGCACAAACGATCGTTGTTATATGCTGATTCAACCATTGGGAATGTCGACATAGGGGAATTTTTGCATATTGATTTTGAAGCACCATTTACTGTACAGCGATATATACAGGCTTTTAATTTATTCAAACAAGCTGGGGTTGAAGTGGTTATAGTCGATTCTCTAACACATGCTTGGAGTGGTGAAGGTGGCATTTTAGAACAAGTAGAAAACCATCAGAGAGGCAACTCTAAAAATCAAATGTTGGCTTGGAATAAAGTAAAACCATTAGAGAAAGAATTTCTTAAGTTAGTAACAGGAAATTCAATGTATGTGATTGGAACGTCTAGAAGTAAGCAAGCCTACGACATGGAAAAAAATGAACAAGGTAAAACACAAGTAGTAAAACTAGGGTTGAAACCTGATCAAAAAGATAGTTTGGAATATGAATTTGCTATCGCTTTACGTATTGATCAGGACCACATAGCGGAAGCTACCAAAGATAACTCAAATATGTTTAATATGCCTTTTAAAATAACAAAAGAAGTAGGCGAAAAAATATATGAATGGAGTAGCGAAGGAATAGATTTAGAAAAATTAAAAGATGAATTAATTAGTAGTATTACAGAACTTGCTACACAATCTGAAAATCATGAAAATATGTTTAAAGAGTTGCACAGCAAGATTAACAACGTACCTTTAAAAAACGTAAAAACTAAAGTTCTTGAGCGTATGAAAGAAATGTTAGAAAAGATTGAAGTTCCTAGTGTAGAACAACAAAGTGAAAACGAACTCGATGAAGAACAAACAGAATTCTTTGACGAGGCAAATCCTCCTATTGCAAATGATTTTGAAAAGAAGTGATTGAATGATTGGAAAAATCATAAACCACAATGGGAATAAATTGGCCATCGAATTTGAGGATGAAATAAATTCAAATTTTCTCGAACTTCTGGCTAATAACGATGATAATTTAGCGAAAGTTGAATTCTTAGATAATCGACAGATGTCTCAAAAACAGAATGCACTTTCTCACGTTCTAATAGCCGATGTGGCACGTTGGAGCTATGACGAACCCAAATGGATTGAAAGTGTCTTGAAATACTACTACGAGGCTAAGAGTGGTGTTTATTTTGAACATAGTAGAGCTACCAAGAATGAAGCGACTGAGTGGATCGGTTTCTTGATTGAGTTCATTTTGAAAAACGATATACCACTGGAAAAAAGATACCAATACTTGCTTGAAAATAACAAATGGTTTTATTACTGCCTGAAATATCGTAAGTGCTGTATTTGCGGTAAACATGCTGATATTTGCCATATAGAAGTTGTTGGCATGGGGCGTAATCGCAAAAAAATTAATCATGAAACATTCACATTTTATGCAGGATGTCGTCAGCACCATCAAGAGGAGCACCAAATAGGCACTAAGAACTTCTTGAATAAGTATCAAATTAAACCAGTGAAATTAAACATCGAAGAACGTAAGAAGTTAAACATAGGAGGATAGAACGGTGGCTGAAAGAAGAATGTTTGCAAAGACCATCATTGATAGCGATGCATTTTTAGACATGCCGCTGTCAACTCAATCTCTTTACTTTCATTTGTCAATGCGAGCGGATGATGATGGATTTATTAATAATCCTAAGAAAATCCAACGAATGGTTGGATGTGGAGATGATGATTTAAAGCTATTAATGGCCAAAAGATTCATTTTAGTTTTTGATAGCGGAGTTATTGTTATCAAGCATTGGAAAATTCATAACTATATTCGAAATGATCGATACAAACCAACTCTATATCAAGAAGAAAAGGCTGAATTAGCTGAGAAAAATAGTAAGGCATATACCTTTAAAACCGAGGTTATAGAGAGTGAAAACCATCTTGGTATACCAGATGACAACCGTATGGGATACCAAATGGATACACAGGTTAGGTTAGGTAAGGATAGGTTAGTTAAGAATAAAAAAAAGAATAGTGTTGAGCCAAGCTCAACTATGCCTGAATTATTCGAAAAAGTTTGGAAAACTTATCCAAAGAAAACCAACAAGAAAAAAGCTAGAGAACAATTTTTAAAGAAGTTCAAGACGGAAGAAGATTTAGAGTCGTTTAAAAAAGGATATAAAGACTATCTTGCGTATATTAAATTAAACGATTGGTACCATCCACAAGAATTGTTTCGTTGGATACGTGATGATCGTTATAACGATGAATATGATTTATCTCAAACAAATAAACTGCCAGCCTATTCTAAGGTGCCAATGAGACAAGAAAAGTTACCTGAGTGGGCTAACAATCAGAAGCAAGAAGAAGAGAAACTTTCGTCAGAGGAACAAGCTGAGCTTGATAGACAAATAAAAGAATACTTGGAGGGTAAATGATGAATGAATTAGTTAAATTAATTGAGAAATGGGCAAGAGAAAAAAATCTAGATATCGCAGAGCCTGAGAAACAAATGCTAAAAGTGGTTGAAGAAGTCGGAGAAGTCGCAGCAGCATTAGCAAGAAATAATAAAAATGATTTAAGGGATGGTATCGGTGATGTTGTTGTGACACTAGTTATTCTCGCTATGCAAAATGATATGGATTTATATGAATGTCTGAACCAAGCGTATAACGAGATTAAAGATCGTAAGGGAAAAAATGTCAACGGTGTGTTCGTTAAGGAGAGTGATTTGAATGATAAATAATGTGGTATTAATCGGAAGGCTGACGAAAGATATAGATTTACGCTACACCGCAAGTGGTTCTGCAGTTGGAAGCTTTACTCTTGCTGTGAACCGTAATTTTACAAACCAAAACGGCGAACGAGAAGCGGATTTTATCAACTGTGTAATTTGGCGTAAGCCTGCTGAAACAATGGCTAATTATGCTCGCAAAGGAACATTATTAGGAGTTGTTGGAAGAATTCAAACTCGTAATTATGACAACCAACAAGGCCAACGTGTCTATGTGACTGAAGTTGTTTGCGAAAGCTTCCAATTATTAGAGTCAAAAAGCACCAACGAGAATAGAAATAGCGTTCAGAGTTCGCAGAATAGCGTTACAGGCGTTCAAAATGATTTCGAGAGTAATTATGCCGCAAATCAAAACAAAGGCTTAAATCAGCAAAATAGCAGCCAACAAATGTCGTTTGGTGGAGATGTAGATCCGTTCGCAGGTGCAGGTAATTCAATCGACATTAGCGATGATGATCTGCCTTTTTAGGAGGTTAAAAAATGAACAGTGTAATTTTTGAAGATATAGCACGTATTCAAGCGGAAAAAAAGCAAAAGCGAAAAGAAATGCTCAAGTTAATGAATGAAAACCCAGATTGGTATAGACATCCAAAAAGCATGGTCTATCGTCAAATTAAAATGCTTGGTAAGGATATTGGTGAGCAAACAATGGATAAATCTAAACCAATCAGCTCAATTGATAAAGACAAGTTCACCATTCAAGAATATTTGTATTTGCAGTGGGTTGGTTATTCAGTGAATGCAATCATAGAAGCGTTAGGAATGCCTAGAAACAAATTCTGGGAATATAAAGCTGAACATTTAAATTAGATTTATGAAATGAAAGTGAGTGTTCATTTTGCTTGAGATTTATTATACGCCAACATCCGCAATTATTGCGGATGCATTGGCTAAAACATATGAAGTCGTTTCTTTAGAAACAGCTAGAAATATTTCCAAGAAATTTAAGGCTAGTTTAAAGCAGAAAACGGACCTTTATGTGATTGAGGGAATTTTGATTGATGCTGGTTATAAAAAAGAGCCAGTGAATTTATAGAAAGGAGTGGAGGTTTGGTCGACCATAAAGAATTCTTTACTCCTGAAATGATGAATAGTTACCAAAAGAAACGCAAAACACATTAGAAATACTAAAAGAAGCAATGGAACTTCTGGAAAATAAAACAAGCAGTTCATTTACTGAACCAGAACAGCTGTCATTATTTTAGAAGTGGATCCAAGAAGGCAAAGTGCAAAATCAGTGCGTGTTTTTGTCTGTTTTACGTTTCTTTATGGCTGGAAGGCTAAACCATAGAAGCAGAGCTGCAGGGAAAAATAGCAAGAAAACGCCTAAACTGATTTTATGTAATAAAAAGGCAACAGCGGAGGCTAATTATGAAATTAATCTATGTTTTAACTGGAAAAGAAGAAAATAAAAACTATGTAAAAAAATTTGTTGGAAATTATTGCAGTTTTGGACCTAAAGAGGATGCAAAAGCATTTACTAGTGAAGAAGCTGAACAGATGAGAAGACTGTTAGAGAATAGTGTAGGCAATGCGTTTGTTATTGATGATGACAGGGAGGAAGAAAATGATTTATATTAAAAATTTTGTACATGATTTTGATTCTTCAACAATTACCTTTGAAGTAGAACGTGAAGGGGTCACGAATCATGTAGAAACTAGAGATACTGGTTATGGAACGACTTCTACAGATATTAATGATTTTACTGAAGATTGGCCAGATTCTGAATACAATCAATTAGAAGAGTTTTTAAACGGTTGTCAAGAAATAGTGCATTCATTTTATCGTTGAAAGATTATATCGTAGGTGTTGAAATTATTGATTTTGTAGAGGAGGAAGCACAATGAAACAATTTAACATTGAATTAGTAAGACGTGACAAAGTCAAAGTGGAGCTTGATCCAGAATTTTTTAACGAAGAATGGTTTGCAGAATTTCGCCACTTTTTTTATGACTATGAAACTTTAGAGGAAATAGCAGAATATATCACGTTTAACGTTGTGCATAATAACGAAACTTTCATCGATGGAATTGGAATACCTCTGAGAAATGGAAAACGGCCATATTGGCTAAAGAAAGATGAAGAAGTAAACGAGCACGTAAACGTTATTTATAACAGTTATGATACTGAGATTGAGTATGAGTAGGAGGAAGCAGAATGAAATACAAAATTGCAGTAACTGAAACATTGAGGGCAACACGATATATTGAGATCGAATACGACGAAGATATTGATGAATTGTTACATGATGTAGAAAATTCGCCTTATGAAGAAAATGTTGCGAGTATTTTGGAAGAATTAGGAGCAACTATTTTAAAAGAAGATCAGCCAATTGTAGGTAAAATAGGCGATTGGGAAACTGAATCATTAGACTATAGTGTAATGGAGGTAAAATAAATGAAATTTTACGAAATTAAAGAACCTTATTTTGCATTAATCGCTGCTGAAGATGAAAAACAATGTTTAAAACTTTACAAGGATATTGTTTGCGAAGTAGAAGACGAAAAAGAATTTTTCGATGATATGAAAACAATTGATAAATACGAAGCGTTCAAAATGCTTGCTAAAAGTCATACTGAAGAGGGTGACAAGACTGGCGCAGAAGAAGCTTTCAATCAGTTAGAAAATCTTGAAGAAAACGGCGAAGTATTGTTAATCGATGGTAGCTTGCTTTAGGAGGGACAGCGATGAATAAACAAGAATTGATAGACATATTAGAGAATTTAGAATGTAGCACAGAAAGTTTAAGCTATGACAACGGTTATGAACAAGGCGTTTATGATTCGTTGTCGCACGTGATACTACTAGACGAACCGAAAAAAGTCGTTGTTCCGAAATTTGTTGCGAATTTTATAGAAGACGGCAAACATTACGATAAAATAGCGTTCTTAGTACATCAGAAGTATTTAGGTATCAACTCGCTCATGAGAGAATGTCCTGTTAAAGACTGGCTTATGTCTGTTGACTATGAAACTGTATTAAGTTTAGTCAACGGCTACGAAGTCGAGAAAGAGCAATTGTATTATGTGAAGTTGACAGAAATTGGGTATATGCGTTTCGGTAAAAAGTATTTCTATTCAACTGATAAAGAAGATGCAAAACGATATACAGAAAACCAAATCAAAGCAATTGACGAGCGTTACTGGCCGTTTGCTGTGAAAGTTGATGGTGAATAGATGATCAAATTTAAAGAATTCAATACTCAACCTTACGATGTTCACATTACTGGATTTTTTAAAGATTTAAACAAGAAAAATCCAGATGATGTTTTTGAATATGTTGACTTGAAATGCGTTGATAGAAACTTAGTGATATTAGTTTACCGTCAAACTAATAGAAGAATACGTCAGCTCGGAAATGTACTTAAGGGAGGATAAGTAATGCTAAGTTATCCAGAATTATATATACTGGGCCGTCAAGTAGACGGCGTTTATGTTGAATACTTACATGGAGCAGAGCAAGCCGATTTATTTTTTAATTATACAATAGCTTGTGATGAAAGAAATCATATGAATAAAACCAATATGAAAGATGGCGAATGGAAAATTTTGAAATATGGTAGACCGATAACAGTATTAGGAGATGATGATTAGTTGCGGACGTCAACATTTAACTATATCAAAGATATTTTAGGAGACTATTATAAAACCGATGACTATATTCGGCAACGAGAGTTAGAACTACGACATCCATATAAAGAAACTGATATCAATGGCGATATTCAAGGCAAAGGGACTAATTCGGCTACGACTGAACGGTTAGCTATTACTATCGCTACAGATCGTCGATTGTGGAATTTGGAAAGGAACCGCAATATTATCCAAAGTTGCCTAGCAGAATCGGATGAACAGACGCAGGTAATCATTGAAGAGCTTTACTTAAAAAACAGGCCAACACTCACTTTATTAGGGGTAGCTCAACAGTTATTTATCAGTAAAAACACAGCCTATCGATTAAGAAATGCTTTTTTTGAAAGAGTCGCAGAAGAATTAGGATTGTAATGGGAATTTGTTGGGAATTTTAACTGTAGTCAATATGGTAAATTAGTAGTGTGAGAAGTGTAAGGAAATCAAAAATAAATATTATCTCGTTGCTAACACTGATCACACTATCACTCGCAAACTGATACGTTCTCTTAGAGGGGAGGTGAAGAGCCTTCTCTTTTTTTCTACAGGTTTGCGAGTGTTATTTTAATCAATTTATAGAGACGAATTATAAATATCTTTTTTGACTATTGTTTTTAAATTTTCGATACTCGACCAACGCCCTATAAACTAAAATAATATTGTATACTTAGTTTATAGGGAGGTGATATAAATGGATAGAGTGGTTATTCCTTTTGACAAAGAAGATATATCTGTGGATGAATTAAAAGAACATATTGATTATTATGTTGGATTAGCAAATGAAGGCCAAGAACTTGTAAGTTCAGGGAGTAAAAAAGAAGCTAGGGATATTTTAAGACAAATTAATCAATATTTAGACCAAGAATACAGGTATTACGACAAAGTAAAGGTTTCTGATGCCATTTTTGAAAACGAATTATACAGGATTTATCAGCATGGCATATCAGAAGCTTATGTTAAGCAAAATAATAAGAATTCCTATAATTATTTGTATTCGAACTTTTATGACATTAAAGACTATTTAACTAGTTCTGGGATGGAAAAGATATTAAAATAATACAAAATTGTATAACACTTCATCAAAACATACGATGAAGTGTTATTTTTTGCATAGGAGGTGAATAACATGATAAAGAATCCAAAACATCAAGTTTTTGCTGATGAATGGCTAATTGATATGAATGGCACTAGAGCGTATAAGGTTGCATATCCAAACATAAAAAAAGACACCACAGCAAGAGTGAATGCAAGCAGACTGCTAACAGATGCTAACGTGAAGCGATATATTGATGAACAGCTAGAAAAAATGCAGAGCGAAAGAGTTGCAGATGCACAAGAGGTACTAGAGTATCTCACTAGCACCATGCGTGGCGAAAGAATGAAAGGTGTTTATAATACCGAAACAACTAATGATGAAGGGGAAATATTTACGCATCAGAAAAGCTATGAATATACTCCTAGCACTGAGGAGAGGACTAAAGCAGCCGAATTACTTGGTAAACGTCATGCGCTGTTCACCGACAAGCAACAAATAGAAGTTACTGAAATGCCAGTATTTGTTGATGATATCGGTGATGATGATGGTTAAGAAAAAACTATCAGAATTATTACCGAAAAAATTTCATTCGGTATGGAGAGCCACTCTTAACTCAGACATACTCAATATTGTTTGTAAGGGTGGACGTGGTTCTGGTAAATCATCAGATATCGCACATATTATTACTCAATTACTTATGAGATATGCTGTCAATGCGGTTGGCATTCGATATGTTGATAATACATTAGAACAATCAATCTACGAGCAAATGAAGTGGGCGATTGAACAGCAAGGGGTAACGCATCTATTTAAATTTAATAAATCGCCGTTGAGAATCACATACATACCTCGTGGTAATTATATGATTTTCAGAGGTGCCCAAAATCCTGAAAGAATCAAGTCTTTAAAAGATAGTCGGTTCCCGTTTGCGATTGGCTGGATTGAGGAGTTAGGCGAGTTTAAAACTGAAGATGAAGTAACGACCATTACCAATTCACTTTTACGTGGTGAATTAGGAAATGGTCTTTTTTATAAATTCTTTTTCAGCTACAACCCGCCAAAACGTCGACAATCTTGGGTGAACAAAAAATATGAATCTAGTTTCCAACCTGAGAATACATTTGTTCATCACTCTACTTATAAAGATAATCCTTTTATTTCGAGAGAATTCTTGAAAGAAGTGGAGGCGGCAAGAGATAGAAATCCTTTGCGTGCTAGATGGGAATACGATGGTGAAGCAATCGGTTCTGGAGTTGTTCCATTCAGTAACTTAAAAGTGGAGAAAGGCTGTATAACTGATGAAATGGTTGCAAACTTTGATAATATCAGAAACGGTCTTGACTTCGGTTATGCTACTGATCCATTAGCATTCGTACGATGGCACTACGATAAGAAAAAGAATGGCATCTATGCTGTTGATGAAATCTATGGAGTTAAAATTAGTAATCGTGAGTTTGCTCAAAAGGCGAAAGCAAAAGGTTATCAGTCTGATCGTGTTGCATCGGATTCAGCAGAACCTAAATCCATAGCAGAATTGAACAATGAACATGGAATGGGCCACGTATTTGGGGTTAAAAAAGGCCCCGACTCTGTGCAGTATGGCGAGGAATGGTTGGATGATTTGGATTTTATTTGTATCGACCCACTAAGAACTCCAAATATAGCAAAAGAGTTTGAAAACATTGATTATCAGACGGATAAAGATGGCAATCCTAAGCCAAGGCTTGAAGATAAAGATAACCACACAATCGATGCAACAAGATACGCTTTTAGCGAAGACATGGAGAAAAATAACGTAAGTTTCATTAAATTTTAGGAGGTGGAATGATTGTTTCAAAGTGATTTAACATTGAGTCGATATAAAAGATTACGAACGAAATATTCTACGCAAATAAACGAAGAGCTGTTTGATCCAAATGACTTTATAACAGAGATGAAGCCATTTTTTGATGACAGAGAGCGTAAATACAAAGCTTATACAAGTGAAGAAAATGAGATAGATAGCAGACCTAAACCAAACACAAAAATTATAAAAGTGAATAATAAACTTCACGCTGGCTTATACAACACCATTGTTGATCAAGCAGCTGATCATTTCACAGGTATACCAGTTAAATGGGATTATGATATTACTGAACAACGGAAGACCTTAATTCAAAAAACAAAGGATTTATTTTTAGGCAACGTCAGCGCGAAGATAAAAACACCTAAAGAATTCGATAGACTAGCAGAATTAGTTAAAGAAATGCGATTCGCAATGTTGGATTCAGACACGGCACGATATCAAGGCGCTTGTGGAGTTGCTTTTCGTTTGTTAGAACCCGTTGAAACTGCGGGAGAGTGGCAATTGTGGGCATGTAATGTTGAGCCATGGAGAGCCGAAAAATATGAAAATGCAGATATTTTCATTCGAGAAAAATATGACACACACCAAAAGAAATTTTTCGAAGAAATGAAAGTTGTTACTAAGAAAAAAATCTTAACGTATAACAGATACGTGGAAACAAATTTAATGAATGCGGCTGAAACATTTAAATTGACATCAGAAACTGATAACCCTTTAGAAACGTTCTATCTATCAGAATTTAAAAACAACACGAACCGTTATTGTGATTTTGAAGTAGCAGAGGAACTTTCTGATGCATTTGATAGAAGCCTGTCTGACCAACAAAACGAAGTTGAACAGTTTAAACTTGCTTACATGGCCATTAGTGGCTCGCGATTGGATGAAAAAGAAGCACGAAGAATGATGGAACAGCTAGGCATCATTAATTTGCCAGATCCACAAGCAAAGGTTGGCTATGTAACGAAAGATATTAACAAAGATTTCAACGAGTATCATCTTAATCAGCTGAAAAAGCTTTACTACACAGTCACTAAGTCAATCGACTTCAACGATGAAGTATTTAAATCCAATAGCTCTGGTGAAGCTCGCAAGTGGCAAATAATAGCACTAGAAGCCAAAACAAACACGAAAGAACAGTACTTCAAAGAAGGATTAAAAGAAGTTGCAGAGACGATGGCGGCTTTTATAAAATTTAGCGATAAATTAGAAGTAGATGTTTCTAAAATTGTGTTTACATTTAGTCGTAGTTTACCAACCGATATTGGATATCTTGCTGAGGCGTTACCTAAATTAGCACCTTATGTATCAAAACGTACTATCATTAATCAAATTCCATTCGTTAAGGATCCAGATTACGAGGCGGATATGATGAATTTAGAACAAGGGCAAAACTATCCAAGCGGGGAATACGGAAAGTTAGGCGGTGCGGGTAATGACGAAGAAGAAAACAACGGCTAGTGAACGTTATTGGGAAAAACGCCGAGAATTAGAAGACAAAGCACGTTTGAAACTAGAGAAGAAAACTCTTAGTGAGCTAGAATCTGTTTTTGAACGTGCTTTAGTTAAAATTCAACGACAGCTATTGTCACAAGCGGATTTACATGACATCACACAAAGTGAAATGCTAGAAGACTTTAGCAAACGAGACCAAGAAAAGTACCGCAAGTATATCGAAAAAAACTATGAAAAGTTGATGGAATCAGATGAAGCTTATAAGCAATTCATTGATGAATATTTTCCGTCCTATGACTATGCGAAAGTTAATCGTTTGTTACAATTACGAGCAGATATCTTTTCAACGCTAGCTGATGAAGCAATCGCAAGCGACGTTAACGGTAAATTTAATAACGACTTAGAAAACATTACAAAACGAATCTACAATTCTAATTCTAATGCGTTGATGCAATTATTAGGCGGCTCTGCTTCTGGTTTATCAAAAAAAGAGCTGGAAAACATTCTGAATTATCCATGGAGCGGCAAAACTTTTTCATCTCGCTTGTGGGGCAATATTTCAAGTTTAGAGCAACGTCTAAGTAATTCTATTATTAATTCTTTAGCAAGTGGCGAAGGTGTTTTAGAAGCTCTTAGAACGATGAAAAACGATGGTGTTATTAGCGGCATGTTTAAGTTAGAGCAGGGAAAGTTTAATAGATCGATTGAAAATCTTGTCAGAACGGAATATTCCCATTTTGCTGTAGAGGGCATTAGAGAATCATTTAGAGGAGCTAACGTTAAAGAATCAGAAAGTTGGTCTGCAGAAGATGAACGAGTTTGTTCCATTTGTGGCGGATTTCATGGCCAATTAATTAAAAATGAACATCCTCCATACCACACATTGTGCAGATGCACAGAAATACCAAGAATTCCAGAAATAAGCGATGATATTGACGCTTTGTATGAAGAGATGTTTGGCGATTTGCTTGATGAATTCGCTAATGAAAATTGGGGCGTTAAGTTGAATCACCCAAAAGAAGCTGTAAAAGATAGCGTTTTTGATAAAACAAATATGGCTGATGCATTCGGAAAAGATAATTATAATGATTTTCTAAATACCTTTAATTCTTTAGAAAATAGCAAATTTAAAGAAGCGTTGGAAAAACTTGGTAATCAGTTAGAATTTTTCAATATTAACGATGTTAGGGCGTATGCTTTAGAAAATAAAATTCAAATTTCCAAAGAATCTCTAACTGGAAACCGTTATGCAGAGCCTATGGAAATTGTTTTCCATGAAATGGGGCATGCTATTGATAGTTTGGGTGCAAAAGTATTAGATAGTGATTTTGATAAAATGTCTGAAATGCCAACATATCAATTGAAAAAAGCTATACAAAAAGATTTGCTTAAAACATTTAATAATGTTTTAAAAGAAGCGAACGGAGATAGTTATCAACAAGTCAAAAATTTAAAGAAACTTTCTATTTTTGATCAAAGCAGTATTGTAAAAAAATATAAAAAACTATCTGAAAAATCTCCGAAAGTATATTCAGCTTTATCAGATATGATGGAATCTACTGGTGGTTTTATAGATTATCCGTTAGGTTTCGGTCATGGTAGTAAATATTGGAAAAAATTTGGCAAACAAGAAACAGAATTTTTTGCTCACATGTCCGAAACAATCGTTAATGAAGAAGCGAGAAAAATGATGTACGAAACGTTCCCAACAGCATCTAAAATGTGGGAGAATATGTTAGATGACATTTTAAAGGCGGTGGAATAAATGTTTAGTTGCGAAGATGGTGCATGGTCTATTATTGATGCTGCAATTAAAAAGTATGAACAACATTTTCATGATGAGTTTCCAATATATGAATATATCGATGTAACAAAGAGTGATGACTTCGATTTTTCTATTCAAGGTGCTAAAAAATTAGCGATACTCATTGATAAGCATATTAAAGAAAATAAATTGGTCCACGTCCCGTCAGATTACCATAGCAGACTTTACTAAGCACTTAAAGGATAACTTTGAGTGCTATTTTTATACCCTAAAATTGGAGGTGAGATCATGAAAGGATTATTCGAAGCAGTATTAAATCTAGAAGTTACCAATGGTACAGAAAAAGCCTATAAAAAAGCTTTTGAACAAGAAAACGAACGATACTTAACCAAACACACTTTGAGAGACGGCAACGGTAATATCGTCAAAGATGAGCTTAAATCAGTTTGGAGTGGTAATTATTGTCACGTTGATATTTTGTATTCATTACCAGGTAAAAAAAGTAAATTAACTATTTCGATTGTGTCTAGGACTCTGCAAAATGTAAAAGATGCTGTCACTGATTATCAAATGCTAGGCGCTGAACTGGTCCATAAGAATTGGGAGTGATTAGATGGATCCCTATGATTACTTAGATGCAGATTATGAAGAGCATTTACTAAGAGAAGAAGAGCAATTAAAGTCTGACGAAAGTTAGGCTTTTTATTTTGTCCGAAATGACGGTAAACTAGCGCAATGCTGGGCTTAATTGAATGGCGGGGCGCAATAAATAAATCTAAAGCAATGCGGGGCGTGCAAACGAATCGTGGGGCGAAAGGAGAAACAAAATGAAAACAAAAAAATTATTACCAATGAATTTGCAGATGTTTGCTGATGGTGGGGGAAATGAACCAGAGTTCACTATTGATGATTTTAAAGCATTTGTCGAATCGAATGAAGATGCACAGAAATTCATTCAATCTCAATCACAAAGTGCTGCAGATAAACAGTTAGAATCGTGGAAACAGAATAACCTTGATAAGCTAAAACAGGAAGCTGTGAAGCAATATGAAGAAGCTAAAAAGAACAAAACACCAGAACAGCTAGAACTTGAGAAATTAAAAGCTGAGTTTGAAGCAGAGAAAGCTAAGAGCCGTTCGAACGAAAATAAAGCTTTTGTTGCTGAACAAATCGCGGGGTTAGAGCTTGACAAAGAATTAAAAGATTCAGTTTCCCAGTTCATGTTGAACACTTTAGTTAGTTCAGATACAGAGTTCACACAAAAGGCTGTAGAGTCATTCACAGGTGTTTTAAGCACCATCAATGAAAAGCATGCTGAAGCAATTAAAAACATGGAAATGACAAAAGCATTCGGTAATAAGCAACAAACTAATGCATCTGATGGTAATCAGTCAACACAACCGATTGAAAATCCTAAAGAAGCATTAGGGCAAAAATTACAAGCATTCAATTAGGAGGAATTTATAAATGAAAAAAACTACAGTAAATAATCTAGAATACTTAGATATTTCACAAGAAATCAATGCATTACAACGTCCGTCAACACCGTTTCTAAGCTGGTTATTGGGAGCTGGTAAAACTAGCCCAGCAACTTCTACAGAGATCAAATGGCGTGAATCAGAACTTGATGGAGAAGATTCATCTGCGCAATTAGAAGGTGGAGACTATACAGATGCGGATTCAGGACGTAAATGGTTCAATAACTATACTGAAATTTTCCGTAAATCTACTTCTGTTTCAGGTACATTAGATGCTATCAATGTAAATGGGGTAGGTAGTGAATTAGCTAATCAAGTATCTCAACGTGCGTTAGAAATGAAGAGAGATTTAAACAAAAAACTTTTGATTGGTGTAAAAGCTGACGAAAATGGTACTAAAGGACGACAAATGGCTGGTGTAATTAACTTAATCAACTCTGATAACTTAGTTAAAACGTCTGCAGCTGATGCAGTAACACGTAAAGATGTGGATAAAATGTTTAAAACTATGTTTGACAAAGGTTATGCAGGAGAAAAACTATGTCTGGTTTCGACTGATATGGTTGATTTAATGACCGATGAAGTTGATAAAGCGGGCACTAAAGTGTTTAACTTTGGAGATCAAGTAGCTTTTGGATTGCAACTAGGGAAAATCGTTTCAAATTATGGATCAGGTACAGCTTTAATTGAACCGTCATTGCCAAGTGGAACAATGATTGCTTTAGATACAAACTATGTGGAGCTACGTCCGGTACGTGAATGGCGCGCAGAGGAATTAGCTAAAACAACTGATTCAAAACGTATTGGTTTAGTTGGTGAGTACACGATTGAATACAACGCTTCGAATTCAGGGGCAATCTTAAACCTTGCAACTGCAACACCAGGTGAATAATTAAAAAGTAAAGGAGAATAATTATGGTTAAAAAGTCAGAGGTCAAAGAAGAAGTAATCGAAGAGACAAAAGAAGTAACTGAAGAAGTGAAACCTGAAACAAAAACATTCAAAGTTTTAAAAAATAAAAATTTCGTTGGTTTTGTTCATCCTGAAACACGTAAATTTATTACAGCAGTTGACGGAAAAATCGAAGTGAGTGTATCTGATAAAAAAGCTATTGCAATTTTAGAAGAAGCTGCAGATTTAACAGAAATTTAGGTGATTATATGACAGACGAACAAAAACGAAAAATAATTGAATTGATTCAAACGATGTTGCCAAACGTTGCAAAAGAACGTATTTCGTCTGTCTTAGACCTTGTTCTTTTAGAAATCAGTTCATATAACACGTGCAAGATTGAAATTGATTGGGAGTTGTTCAATTCGTTAATCACAGAGATTTTGTATCAATCACTTAAAAGCGAAACGGAACAAGCTGTAACTAGCATTAAGCGCGGTGATACATCTATTAGCTATGCAACTACGCAGCAGAGTATAACAGCGTTGCTTGGCAATTACAGCGACACTATTAAACGTTTAATTGGCTGTGATAGTGGGGTGTTTTTCTATTGAATGAAGCTGATATTTTGGCAATGACCTATCTTGACACTTGTGTCATTGAAAGAATGAGTGATATCGAAAATCCTGAAACAGGTATTACGGAACAAGGTTATTCACCAATTCATGATGGGAAGTTAAAGTGTGCTCTTTCCCAAAGTGGCTTGGGTAGCGCTGGAAGCTTACCAGTTGTTGAAAACAAAGGGACCTTTAATATCACTTACGAAGATCAAAAATTATTCTTAATGCCTGATGTAGATGTGAAAAAGGCCGACAGAATCACGGTCATTCAAAGTACAGGTCAAAAGCATATTTTGTTCGAAAAGAACCCCTTAAACTATGCAAGCCACATCGAAGTAACATTGACAGGAAGTGCAATCGATGAGTAAAAGTGATTTTAGAATGACCTCGAACGCTGACAAAGTTATTGCAAATTTGAAGAAAATGACACCAATTGCTGAAAAAGAAGGTATTGCGATGGTCAATGATTCCTTAGCGAAGATTTATCAGTTAATTGTACCTATTACGCCGATTAAAACAGGTGATTTAAGACGTGGATACAGAATCATTAAAGCTAGAAAAACATCAAGTGGTAGAATCGTTGGCGCCTTAATTAACAATGAAAAATATTTCAAATATGTAAATGACGGACACAGAACGAAGAATGGTGGATTTGTAAAAGGGCGATTCATGTTGCAAAAGTCTTATAAATTAGCTCATGCAACTTATATTCCGAAACGGTTTAAACAAATGGCGATTGTCATCGCTAAGAAAGGATAGCGCATGTACGATAAAATTTTAAAAATGCTTACTAGCAAAATAAAACAGTTCTCGGATGCACCTATCTATCTTGATGATGTGATGCAATCGTCAGAACCGTTTTATTTTGTTTTAAGCGTAGAAGAAAGCATGACTGATAATGTTGGCCAAAACGTTCAGAATAAAGCATATAACGTTGATATTGCGTTAGTTGATAGCAAGAAAAATAAACAATTAGTAACAAGCCTAACAGAAAACTGTGGGGCTTTTTTTAATGTCTTGAATTTAGATGAAAATGAACTATTTTCAGAAGATTATCAGACATTTAAAACAGATGGAATCCAACATATTAATTTTAATGTTGCTTTTCCTCAATTAATCGAATGGAGTGAAGAATAGATGGCAGTGAAAAAAAATGTAAGTGTCATTTCTGTGGAGAAACCAACATGGTTCCCACTAACAGACGACACAGGCACTTTCCCAATTTACGGAGAGCCAACAACAATCGGGACTGCAGTAAGCATTAAACCAGATGTTACAACAGAAACAACGCCTGACTATGGCGATAGTGTAGTTCAAGATCAGTACGTTGCATTTGGTGGTGCAGAAGTTACTTTGGAAACAAATGGATATCAAAATGAAGTTTTAGCTGAAATTACGGGTGGTGAAAAATTGAAAGGCGGTGTTTTACGATCCGCAGATGATATTGCACCAGATGGAGCATTTGCTTATCGCCGTCGTAAATCAAATGGTAAGTATCGCTATACAATTTTTTATAAAGGAAAATTTGCATTGACTTCTGATGAATCATCAACTCTAGAAGGTAGTTCAGTATCTTACACTCATCCAGAATGGACAGGTTCATTTGTTGATGTTCCTGGTGTCGGATACATGTATTCAGTCGATGAAGACGATGAAGGTGTTGACTTAGATATGATCAAAAATTGGTTTACTACGGTTACTAATCCACGTGAAGAGTCTACAACTCCTGTCAGTGGTGTAACTTTAGACAAAACTGAATTAGTTCTAACAGTTGGTGAAACCGCAACTCTAACGCCAACAATTACGCCTGAAAATGCAACCAACAAAAACTATTCATTCAAATCAAATGATACTTCAATTGCAACAATAACACCTGTACAAGGAAAAGTTACACCAGTAGCAGCAGGAACCACAACTGTTGTTGTCACTACTGAAGATGGCAACCATACAGCTGAATGCAGCGTAACAGTTAATGCATAATAAAATTTAAGGGCGGCCAAGTGTCGTCCTATTTAAATGGAGGAATTAAAAAATGGCAAGTAAATTTCAGCAAAAAATTAAATTAATGATTAAAGATGGCGATAAATATACCTGCAAGCAATTCACATCTGCGGAGTTTTTACCAGGTTCCGTTATGGATGCGGGTACTGATTTACAAATTAAATTAGAAGAAGCAACAAAAACAAATGATATGGAAGTAATTCGTCCTATTTTAAGAGAATGCTATGATCTTATCGCTAACGTTATTTTTGAAGGACAATTCACTGGACAAGAATATGTTGATGGACTAGATGCGCGGGAAGTATTAAAAATTACAGGTCAGTTATTAGGATCCATTACTTCAGGATACGATGCGATCTATTCTGACCAGAAAAAAAAGTAACAGATCTCCTTTATCATCCTCATTTTAAATTTAGTCAACAGTACCGAGAAGCAGAATTAAAAATTTCACTGCTTGAAAATGGTTGGACACTAAACGAAATTGAGAATACAGACTTGAACGAACTTATGAAACTTTATGCGTTCAGAGATGCTGTTAAAGAATTTGAAGAACTTAAATTCCTTGATGAACACACAATGTTCTAAGAAGGGAGGGGGTACTTATTGAACAATGAAGACTTAGTCTTAAAAATGATACTGGATGAATCAGGATTCTCCCAAGGTCTAAATTCGGCAGTAAAAAAGTTGCAAGGTTTTGATGGAGAGGTTGACAGAACAGGACAAAAAGGCGGCCGCTCTCTTGGGAGCATATGGACGTCATTTGTCGGTAACTTTTTAGCCAGCGGGGCAACTAAAATTATCTCTAAAGGTATTGGGTTGATCACTAGCAATATCGATGGGGCCATTAATCGTGTGGATACGTTAAATAATGCAAACCGTGTATTTGAAAATATGGGCTTTTCAGCTGGCGAAACATCAAAAACAATGGATAGCTTGAAGAGGAGTATTCAAGGGTTGCCTACACCTTTAGACAGCGCAATTAAAGGTGTTCAATTAATTGCTTCGTCTACAAATGACTTAGGAAAATCAGAACAGATTTTCGCAGCTTTAAATAATGGTATCCTCGGCTTTGGTGGGTCTGCAGAGATGGTAGACAATGCTATTATCCAGCTGTCCCAATCGTTTTCAAATGGTAAAGTAGATGCGCAAACTTGGAACTCAATGATTAATAGTGGTTTGGGTCCGGCTCTAAACGCATTAGCGAAACAAATGGGGTTAACTGCTGGTCAGATGAAAGAAGGTCTCTCTGATGGTTCAATTTCAGTTGAAGAATTTCAAGACTCTCTAATTAAATTGAATAAAGAGGGCGGAGGAGGTCTTAAATCATTAGAACAGATTGCTAAAGACTCTACTGCAGGTATTAAAACCGGTTTAGCTAACATGAAGACTGCGATCGTTCGTGGCGTGGCCAACGTTGTAACTAAAATTGATGAAGGGCTAAAGGGTGCAGGTTTTGGAAGTATTAGTGAAATCATCGCTGATAAAGGCGCAAAGATGGAAGCGGCTTTATCTAAGTTTGCTGAGATGATCCCATCAATGATAAAGACAGTTAAAACATTGTATGATACGTTAAAGCCTTATGCACCGCTACTTGCGGGTTTAGCGGGTAGCATTGGGACGTTAATGCTTGCTAAAAAAGTAAGTGCAGCATTTACAGCTTGGCAAAAAGCAACGGAAGGACTATCAATTGCGCAAGCGATACTTAATTCAACAATGTTAGCAAATCCTTTTGTCGCTATTCTAGCTGCGGTCGTAGGGTTAGTCACAGGTTTTATTTATCTTTGGAAAACCAATGAGGGTTTTAGAGATGCTGTTAAAAACATTTGGAAAAACATACAGGAGGTCATTTCAAGCGCTGCCGATGTAGTTGTAAAAGCATGGAATTCTACAATGGAATTTTTCAGCAATATGTGGGATGGCACAAAAGAAGCTTTTTCGAATGCTGGTACATGGATGAAAGAAGCTCCTGGAAACGCAGCCGACTGGGTTAAAAATAAATGGACTGGGACCAAAGAATTCTTTAGTGGACTTTGGGATTCAACAAAAGAAAGCTCAAAAAACACATGGGAAAACATCAAGCAGGGTGCTGCTGATAGTGCTAAAAGCGTTGGCGAAAGTTTTAAAAATGGCTTTGATAATGCGAAAGATTGGTTTAAGGGTATTGGAAAATCAATATCAGATGTTTTCACAACAGCATTTGATTTTGTTTGGAAATATATTGGTCCGTATGTAACAGGAATCAAAAATGCGTTTAAAATGGTTGTTAACGCTATGAAAGCGAACATTGAAAATGTCAAAATGATCGCTGAAAATGTCGTTACCATTCTAAAAAATGTTCTGTTAGCTCCAATACTTTTCATCACATCAATGATTACAGGTGGGTGGGAAGAAGCAAAAGCAAATATGATTGCCGTTTGGGATAATATTGCTGAAGCAGCTCAGACAATTTGGTTCGGGATTAAAAATATCTTTTATAATACGGTTACAGCTATTTCCTATTCAGTTACTTCTATTTTTAATGGATTGATGTTGACAATTAAAAAGATTTGGATTGATGTGAAGTTATTTTTCACTTTACTTTGGATTGACATCAAATATGGAGCAATCAACGTTTGGATTGAAATTAAATATTCTATTATCGAAACGTGGATAAATATTAAATTTGAAGCAATTAGAATATGGGAAAGTTTGAAAACTTGGTTTTTTGAAACAGTAGAAAACATTAAAAATGGTGTGATCGATGGCTGGAACAACCTAAAACAAGGAACCATTGATACATTTAATGCAACTGTTCAATGGTCAAAAGATACATGGTCCAATTTCAAACAGTGGATTGTTGATACGGCGGTTGGAATAAAAGATGGTGTTGTTCAAACCTGGTATAGAATTAGAAATGGCACAATAGAAACCTTCAACAACATGGTACAAGGTGCTAAAAACGCATGGAATAATCTCACAAGAAGTGTCAGTGATACAGTGTCGAATGTAAAACAAACTTTTGAAGATTTAAAACATGTTGATTTATTTGAAATTGGTAAAAACATTATTCAAGGTTTGGTCGATGGTATCGGGTCCATGATTGGTGCTGTTGGTAAAAAAATTAAAGAAGTTGCTGGGAATATTAAAGATGGGATTAAAGGAGCTTTGAAAATTCATTCTCCTTCCCGTTGGATGCGTGACATGATTGGTAAAAACATTGTGTTGGGTGTCGTAGATGGTATTGACCAAGAAAAAGGAACTTTGGATAAATCGGTTAAAAATATGGCTGATTTACCAACAGAATTACCGAATTTTTCTGTCACAGGTAGATATGTTAATCAACAGGAATCTCAAACATCTAAATCAGATAAGAACAACAGCAACGCTACAACTACAGTTGGCGGCGATACCTTTAACATTAATTTGCAGGCTATGGGCGAATTAGATGATAAGCAATTAATGGGTATGGCTCAAAAATTAGTGAAATATATTCAAGTAGTTAAAACACGTGAAAATGATGCGACAGGAGGGGCTTTCAATGGAATTTAAAAGGGGACAATTTTATATTAACGGAAAACATAGTTCAGAATTTAATGTGTTCATGAGAGAACGTCCAGAACGCCTCACTGCTGCTCGCGTTGTTGAGTTGCGTGAACGTATGGGCAACGATTCTATTGCGGTTGATTTTGCCTATTATAAAAACGTAGAACGAACGATTTCGTGTTATGCGAAAGCACGTGATTTAAAAGAAGTTGCTTTTTTAGAAGATGAAATTTCTTTTTGGTTAGATATGGGCAACTATTCGGACTTTATTGTCTATTTTGATGAACATTACATCTATCAAGCGATTGTTACTAGTCCGCCGAAATTTACAGGAACCAGAAAGAGTGGCAATTTAATTCCGTTTGAATTTACGGTTAGCATTCGACCGTTTAAAAAAAATCGTTCTGGAAAACAATGGATAAGTAATCCTAAAAAAATAATAAATGTAGAGAGATATCATTCTGAACCTATCATTCAAGTTTTAGGCCAAGGTGATATCTCTTTTTATGTAAATGACCGAAGATTTGATTTAAAAGGGATTGATGGCGATATCATCATTGACTCAGAAAAACAAGAATCATATAGAAAATCTGGCGGTGCTTTTGAATTGTTAAACCATAAAACAGTTTTTAAAGATTATCCAATTTTAATAAGTGGAGAAAACAATTTTAGATGGATAGGTAATGTAACTGAATTTAAGATTCGAACGAATTGGAGGAGAAAAGTGTGATTCCAGTTATTTTTAAACCAGGGGAAAAAGACTTTTCCACAAACGGCTTAGGACGTCTTATTGATGCAACTCGTTGTGAAGTTACAGAAGAAGCAAATGGGAAATATGAGTTAGAACTGGATTACCCAGCTATTAGTAAGTTTAGTGATTATTTTGTTAACGGTTATCAGATTAAAGCAAAACCAAACGATCTCGAAGACTACCATATTTTCGAAATTAAACAAACATATAAAGACACATTTACAAATAGTATTGTGGTTTATGCTCAATCTCGAACGTACAAATTAGGAAATCGTCAAGTAAGATTAGTAACTGTCGACAACAAAAATGGTTTAGAAGCCATGAGATTAATTGAAAGCAACATGGATGAACCCTGCGATATCAAACTATTTTCAGACATTAACACAGCTTCTAGTACGATATTCGAGGCTAGAAACGTGCTTAATTGTATTGCTGGCGAACAAGGTTCTCTACTTCAGTATTGGGGCGGAGAGATTAAGCGAGAGCCGTTCAAGCTGTCGTTATTAAAACGAAGAGGTCGTGATAAAGTCGGTACGGTCCGTTATGGGAAAGACCTAAGTGGGTTGACAATTAAATTCGATTGGCAATCCATTATCACTAAAGTTTTACCTTTTGCAGAATTGCAGAGTGGGTTGGATGGTACTTCTCAGCGGATTTATGGGAATGCGGTGAAAAGTGAGTACATTAAGAATTACCCAGATGTTTATGCACAGTATGTTCAATTTACGGAAGATCAAGGGGTTAAAGATTTATCCAGCTTAAATAAAGTAGCGAGTAAATACTTCACTGCTATTAATCCAGGTTGCGACAAACCGAAAGTTTCTATCGAGTTAGAAATTGAAAAATTAACAGATTCAGAAGAAGCGAAAGAATTTGCTAAGATGCGTAATTACAATTTATTTGATACGTTTAATGTTTACCATAAGCTTTATGATATTGACATTGATACGAAGGTTACAGGTATTGTGTACGATTCCTTAACTGAAAAAACTAAAAAAATAACAGCAGGGGATACTCAAATCGCTTTCTATAAACAGCAAAATCAGGATTTTCAAGAAGCGATTAAAACCTTAACTAAAAAAGATTACATGAGTAACTTTATTGATTACATCACCGATTTAATCAATGGAGTGAAAGGTGGTAGTATTCTTCAATATCCTAAAAATAGGCCGCATACGCTTTATTTTATGGATACAGATTCCACAGATACCGCGAAGAATGTTATCGCTATTAACAATCAGGGAATCGGATTTTCAACTACTGGATGGAAAGGGCCATTTAGAAACGCTTGGACCATTGATGGAATTTTAAATGCTGACTTTATCAGAGCTGGTAAAATTAGATCTGATATTTTTGAGACATCATTCAATGCATATGGAGATATTTTGCGTTTAGTTAACGGCGCTCTGCAAGCTTGGAATGGGAAAACTAAAATAATGGAACTAACCCGAAAAGGCATGGGGTTTTGGGATGGTTCGAGCCATGTAGGCAACATGGGGACTAAAGGAAACCCATTTCCATTATTAAACGACGCGAATGGTAATCCCGTAGTAACAGATGGTAAATCGTTGTTACTTGTGGGTAACAGTCCCACTAACATCATCGGTCTTTCTAACGAAGAAAGTACAGGTTTGATCATTAGGGGAGCTACCCAGTGGAATCTTGCTAATAACTCTTATTTCATCGGAAAAGGCGGTAACAAATCAACTATTTATGTTGATAGATTGATTGTCGGAGGTAAAGAAGTAATACCTGGTGATGGATCAGGCGGCAATGATGGTGATGTACCACCAGAGCTAACAACTGAAAAAGAGAAAAATGCTTGGGCGGTTTGGCAGTTCTTGAAATCAAAAGGATACAGCGAACAAGCAACCGCTGGGATTTTAGGGAACATGGATCAAGAATCTGGAATCATGCCCGATATCGATGAAGGTGGCGGAGGTCCTGGTTATGGTCTAGTTCAATGGACGTCGCCAATCGCTGGTGAAAGTGGCCGTGCTTATGTACAACGATTATTGGCTCAAGCTGGTATCAGTGGCGACTATCGAAATATTACCACGCAGCTGAAATTATTAGATTGGCATATGCATAATGGTCAATATATTCCTTCCGCTGCTTATCCATATTCCGTTGCAGAGTTCAAAGCACTAACAGATATTGGCACGGCAACGATGGCATTTGAAGCGAACTTTGAACGCCCAGCGGTCACACATCCAGAACGAATTCCGATGGCTCAATATTGGTACAACTTGCTGAAAGACTTGAAACCTAGCAAGCCAACTTGGATGAATCCTGTTCGTTCAACTTATACGATTACTCAAGAATGGGACCAGATCGGCTGGGGAACGAACGTTATTCACGGCGGCATAGATATTGCTTCAGTGCCAGCAGGCACGAGCCCCCCTGTTTATGTGGCACGTAGCGGCACAGTTGAAACTGTCACTTATGATGGAACTGGTGGAAACTATGTTGTTGTTAAACATGATGATGGTTATTGGACCTATTATGGTCATTTGGATTCAGTTGATTTAGTTGTTGGTGAAAAAGTGACTACTAATAGTCGTGTTGGGATAATGGGTTCCACTGGACTTGCTAAAGGTATTCACCTTCACTTTGAAGTGTGGAAAGGTGGACAGTGGCAACGAATCAACCCACGTGATGTTATTAATTTTTAGAAAGGAGCAAACAAATGGTTAAATGGCAAGCGACACTAAGCACTACGGAACCATACAATTACATTGGTATTCAAAATGTACGGCAAGGGAACCGAAATACCGAGGTTTTAGAAGCTGTATTAGTTGAAAATGCTTTGCCACTTGATTTAACAGGTTGCGAAGTATTTTTTGAATCAGTTATTGATAAAAAGTATCCGATTCAACGTGCGGCAAAAATTGTGAATGCCAAAAAAGGGATTATCCAGTATACCTTTGATGAATATTCTATGCAGTCATTGCACAGACAGGAAGCGTATTTCAGTATTCACAAAGGCGACAATCTAACTGGCTCAACGCAGAACTTTTCTTACTTTGTTGTCAATGCCGCTTCTAAAACAGAAGGTGAAATGGGTTCTTATTGGCAGTCCATTGAAGATTTAATCGCAGACATGACTGCTTTTATCAATGAAAATAAGGGCGATTTTACAGCGTGGATGAATGCTAGAAAAGAAGAGTTTGAAAAATGGCGTAAAAATCAGCAAGATACGTTTGAGGCTTGGCGAAACGGCCAAGAATCAGATTATCTAATGTGGTTCGAATCAATCAAAGATATCTTAAAATCTGTTGATCCAGGCGGCACAATGTTAGCCGAATTAATGGATGCACGTGTAGACATACAAGGAGTGCGCCACAATTCACTTTCAGAGCGTTTATTGGCTGATATGGATTATTTGTATCAGAGATTAGAGGAACGCTTATTTACATTAAAACATGGCAATGTAAGTACACTGGAAATTCTTCAAGATGATTCATTTTCAACCAATCATCAAGTGAAAGTAATCGGTAGTGTTAACCGTCCGATGAAAGATGGCGCATTGATTATTGCTAAAATTGATGATGAAAAACAAAACACGTTTAGAATTGAGGGTGTTAGTAAATGATAGAATCAAAAAGAATGATGGAAACAGATGAAAAAGGCGTTAAACGTCAGTTTTTTCCGATGACACACGTATCAGCAATCATTGGATTATCAGAAATAATGGGCGGGCAATCGATGGTTTCATCTGTTAACGGAAGATCAGGCCCAGTAATTATTACACGTGCAGATTTAGATTTACCTAAAGATGGTGTGATGATATCTCAAGAAGAATATTCAAAAATCACACAAATCATCGCAGATTATGAAGCAGGTAAACTAGGTGGTTCTAGTGTGGAATTTGAAAAAGTAAAAGGAGATGAAGAATCAAATGCCTGATTTATATGTAGTTAAAAAAGACGGCGTAGCTATTGATGTACAAACTAGTACAACTGGTGTTGTTGGATTAAATGAATTTGTAGATGCAAAACTTGGTGATGCTGGAGCAGGTACTGTTTCATCTGTAAATGGTCATACAGGCGAAGTTATATTGAATGCTGCTGACGTAAAAGCATTGCCTGACACTACTGTTATTCCAACAATACCAAGTAATGCTACTGCTGAAAAAGACGGTTTAATGTCTAAAACGGATAAAGCGAAACTGGATGCATTGCCAGTTTTCACATTTGAAAAGGTGGGTGAAGTTTAATGGATATTGTTCAATTAATGGAAAACAATGAGCCAAAAGCAATGGCAACTGTGGTAGAAGCTGTCGATGGATTAGAAAATTATCCAACTAAAGCAGATGCCGACAAATCATATCAAAAGATTATTCAAGGATCACCGCTATGGACCGGTGTGTGGTATGGTGGAGCTTCCGGAAGTGGCACAACACCATCAAAGCCACTGTCGCAGTGCCAAAATGGTTGGATTTTGCAATGGCAGGAAATGAGTTCAACAGGACAAGCCAATGACGCAGTTTTTCAATTCCAGTACGTGCCAAAAAATCACATCTCTAATAGCGGGAGTGGTGGAACTGTGTTTAATTTAAACGCGTATAATGGCAAAAATCCTCAAACAAAATATTTGTATATAAAAGATGCAAAAATCACTGGTCATGATTTAAATGCACCTGACGGTACAGCTGCTGGATCGGGGAATAAAATGTATATTTTGACAAAAATTTTCGAATATTAGGAGGGGTAAAATGAAAATATGGATTGATAATGTAAAAGGGTTTTTGCAAGGTTATTCACTAGTAGAACAACCGAAAACAATTGAAGTTGAAGTAAATGAAGATTTTTCTGACTTCTTCAATTATCGATGGGATGGAACGAGTTTAATTTACGATCCTGACAACGTCCCAAAACCTGCCCCAACACCACCAACGGAATTGGAACTTTTACAAAAACAGAATGCTGAACTAATGAAGCAAGTTTCTCAGCAAAATCAAGTTATTCAACAAACTCAAAGAATGACTGGTGAATTGATGAAACAAGTAGCTGAACTTACGAAAGGGGCGGAATAAGATGAAAACGAATGTTTTTCCAGGTTTCGATAATATTAAACAGTTGTATGATTGGAATTGTTATACAAAACAGGATTTAGTTGATTACGTGAATATGAATTGTTTAACCGAAGAAGAATACACAAAAATTTGTGGGGAACCGTTTAGCGAAAGCTAGACGGTTTTATGGTAAGTAGAAAGTAGGTGCAGGATGAACTTAACACTAGAACAATGGTTAGCGCTGATTACATTTTTAGGCGGAATTATCTTCGCATTAATGAAATTCTATCATGTCTTTTCTCAATTAGAAGATAGCATGAAAGAACTAAAACAGGCTGTTGACCGATTAAATAACCATGAAGTGCGTATTAGTCGATTGGAAGAACAAAATAAAACCCTCTTTCGAGGAATTGGAGGAAATAAAAATGATTGATTGGAAATCAAGAATAAAAAACAAACAATTCTGGTTGTCTCTTATTCCTGCAGTTTTGTTACTGATTCAAGTAGTTGCAGTCCCTTTTGGGTATAAATTTCAAATTGATGTGATTAATCAGCAATTGCTAGATGTTATCAATGCAGTGTTTGTTGTATTAACTATTTTAGGAATTGTGACAGACCATACAACGCCTGGATTATCAGATAGAAAAGGAGACAAATAAATGAAAAAGAAAATTTTAGTTGGAGCGCTTGTCGCTCTATTTTTTATGCCCGCAATCAATGTAGATGCTTACCAAGTAGAAACCCGCGGAAATATTAACGCAGGTTGGCCATCAACAGTTAATCGATACATCATTGCGCATGATACTGCAAATATGGACGCTGGTGTAGAAAACGAAGCCAATAACATGCTTAACAACTGGCAACGACAAGAAGCGTTTACGCAATATGTTTTAGGTGGAGGGGGCCGTGTGCTTCAGGTAGCGGAAAACGGTCGTATAGCTTGGGGAGCAGGAGATGCAAACCCTTATGCTTATGCACAAGTCGAATTAGCCAATACTTCAGATAAAGCTATGTTTAAGAAAGACTATGCAGCTTACGTTAACTTATTACGTGATTTAGCACGTCAAATTAATGTGACGTTTGATTTAGACGATCCGACAGGCTACGGCATAAAAACTCATTTGTGGGTGACAAACAATTTAGGTGGAAATCACACAGACCCTTATGGCTATTTGGCATCTTGGGGGATTAGTAAGGCACAGTTTGCACAAGATTTACAAACAGGACTTCCAGAAGATGGCTCGGATGTTATTGTAAACCCTGGCAAGCCGAACGCACCAAAATATAAAGTTGGGCAAAATATCCGATTCACTACTATATACAAAAATCCAGACGCACCAATTTCACAGCATATCAACGCAGATACACTGTGGACGCAAGTTGGAACCATTACGCAAAAACTAAATGGCCGTAAAAACCTATACCGTGTTGAAAATAGCGGTAAACTTTTAGGTTATGCGAACGATGGCGATATTGCGGAGCTTTGGAAAAACAGTAAACCAGCACCAGCTAAAACATTCACTATTGGTGTAAATGAAGGCATTGTGTTGCGTACTGGATCATCTAGTTTGTATGCGCCAATTTACGGAGTATGGCCGAAGGGGTCTCAATTTAGATATGATTCGGTTCATGTGTCAGACGGCTATGTTTGGCTAGGTGGTTCTGATTCAAACGGAACTCGGATTTATATCCCAGTTGGTCCAAACGACGGCAACCCAACCAACACGTGGGGTACTGGGTATTAAAAGACTTGTCTTTCTTTAGTCTTTAGTTTAGAATAAACTTACACTTATTAAATTTCTCTTGGGTCGCCTCCCCTAAGGCGGCTTTTTTTTACATAACATTAATTAAACATTGACTTCAAATTAAAACCACCCATAATTTTGAATATGGGTGGTTTTGTGACTGTCTCTTATACACATCTGACGCTGCCGACGACTCCTTACGTGTAGATCTCGGTGGTCGCCGTATCATTAAAAA